TTATTTTTTTATGTTCTTGATTTCCTCATTCAATCTGACCTCTAAAATCCCTCAATCCCACCTTGACAAAAACAAAAAGCCTGTTCTTTACAGGCTACCTAGATTCTTTATTAAATACGACTTCTAGCCAACTCGATCACTTCGCTTTCAGTAGAGAAAATACAATCTTCTCTTTTAATAATAGCTTTGTCGTTTGGTGCAGGCGAATACTCATAGTAGATAAAAGGGTTTTCTAATTGATTTTCTACTCCTAGATATTGATAATCCCACCGTGTTTTATCATAGTCCGTCAATGCCATAGTCCACTTAACCGTTTCTTGGCTTAACAAACTAACCCAGAAGGCTAGTTCAAAACTCTTACCGTCCTTCCTCAATATTGCTATCTCTGGATTGATTTTGTCATTCCCAATGTAGCCTAGTTCTTTTTCTCCTACTAGCTCATAGCCTTGCTGTTGTAGGTTTTCAAGTTGTTCTGAGTATGCTTTTTCAATATCTGTTTTAGTTAGTTTCATGTTGCACTCTCCTATCTTCCCAATAACTCTTTTATCAGCAATAGCCTATTTCCTGTTTCTTCTAACCACTCTGGCAAATCTTCGCCCAAAGTCCAACCGTACTTTCTCTCTAACAAGGCAAGTTGTTCTTTATCGCCAAATTCCATATTTGCACTCAACCAACGGTCAAAGTCCGTATCAGCTAATGTGTAAATCATTATACTTAATACTTCTGAGTTAAGAACTGTTTCAAAATCAGTCCAGATAACCTTTAAAAAGTCGTAAACTTCCTCTGGGGCTACTGGTTGCCCTTCAATTTCTTCTTCTACTTCGTCCACTTCAATCCATGCACCGTCTAAAAGTTCATAGTCTGGCAATTCATCATAACAGATTTCCATTTCTTCTTCTCCGTTAGGATATTCTTTTCGTAAATCCCTGATAGCTTTATCTACTGCAAACCAGTTCGCTTCCTGCTCTGAGAAAAATTGAGCGATTGTTTTTCCGTGTTTCTTTACTTGATACATTTTGTGGTTCTCCTTCTAAGGGGTGTTCCCTTGTTATTATTTGTCTGATAGTACGTCAATCAATTCTTGACTAATCAACGTGCAATCATCACTTTCCATGAAAAAGTCGTAGGCTCTGTCTAAGTCCTCTTTCGTTGCTCCTTCATCTTCAATCTGAATAACTGCTTTAACGTATTCAGAATAGCTCCCTTGCTCTTTGATAAGCTGTTTAATCAGCTCTGCAAAAGGTATTACGTCCTTGCCACATAGTGAACTCAAAACTGAGCGAACTGCAATAAGTTCTTGCAGTTCCAATCCATACTTGCTCCATGAGATAACAACTTCGTCTCTTTCAATCATAACTGTTTTACCGTCTTTTTCAGCAAAAACATTGTAGGTATCTTCAAGCTCTGGATTCCATTCTTGCCACTCGTCATAGTTCTCCATGTAAACAAGTTTAACTCCCTTGTCCTGTAACAAGTCCATAAACCTAATAAACTCCATGTTTTATACCTCTGTTTCTTAATTTCTTTATATTTATATTATACACCTCTTTACACTTTTTGTCAATGATTTATATTATATTTTTGTGTTTTTGTATTATATTTCCGTGGTTTTTACTAGTTAGCGCCCTGTTTACTGTTCATATCCACTCTATGAAATATGTTCACTTCTAACTCGTTCGTATTCCCACTTATTTTACCCCCTGTCACGTTTTATAATCCTCTGCCTAGAATTATGCTGTTTTATCCTAAAACGTCATACAAGCCAATTTAGGGGCAAATAAAAAAGGCTAGTTGATCTAGCCTGTCAATCTAATACAGTTCTTCCTTCAAAGATTCAATGTATTCTTTATAAAATCGCTTGATAGTGTCTTTGACATAATCAATTTCAGCTTCGTTTGTACTGCCAATAAGTTTCTTGTATGAAGGCATACGCTCTATATCTCTTAGTAGTACATTAAATCTTTTTGATTCACAAAGATTATACACATCATTTTTAAACTGTTCAATATTGCTATTGTTCCCAACATTCGCTTCTAACCTATACCCTAGATTATTTAGCTCAACAAGTAGGTTTTCGTATAATTCCTGAAAGTCCATTTTACCTTACCTCAATCTATCCATTCAATTTGTGGGTTTCCTTTAAACCCCTTCTCCCAAACAAACCAAGCGTAAGCAACTGCGCTAGATGAAAAGCCATTAAAATCTCCACCTTTAGCGCACTTGATTCTCTTACTAAAAACATACACGGTTTTTGGGGGATATTGTTCAAACATTTTGCGTCTTGCCTGACCTTCTAGGAAAGTCAGCTTTAGAAACATTGCTACCTTGTTTCCATCTGGAACAACTTTTAAGCTATGCTCCACAAACTTCTGAGCTATGTTGTAAGGGGGATTGGTTATTAAATCCCCTTCCCACTTTTCTATACCGAAAAAGTCAGCTACTTCCCCATAGCCACGGTCTATTAAATCGCTAGAGTGTACTTCTACCCCTAACTCAATCAACCTTTTACTCAGGTGTCCTTCTCCACAAGCAGGCTCTAATACATTCTTGAACCTTTCAACATTCAGCAAATAATCTATTGCTACTGGATCGGTTGCATAGTAGTCCTCTTGGTGTCTTTCATGTTTTGAGTGATTAGAAGCTCCTATTGGTGCATAAACGGACTTATTGCTTGCTTGCTTGCTTGCTTGCTTGCTTGCTTGCTTGCTTGCTTGCTTGCTTGCTTGCTTGCTTGCTTGCTTGCTTGCTTCTAGGTTATGTTTTTTAGTTGTTTTTGTCAATTTTTAACCCCTTTATTTTATTGTAATAAAAAGAGTATCATCTTTCTATTGCATAAATTCCTAGTCTAAATTCTGATGTTTCACCTAATGGTATATAATTTATTTTACTCCCTAAGTCTCTTTTAAAGTCTTTCCTTGACATGAAAAGAAGCAAATTTCCTGTACTGTCTTTAGCTATAAGCAGAACTTCTCCCATCATCAATAATGGAGTATTAAGTAAAAACTTATTACTAACATAAAAATAATAGCCTGCTATAAGTTGGATAGAAAGCACCCAACCTAAACTTAACAGTAAGTTTGTTGAGAGCAGGATTGTTGGAAATACTAACAAAAATAACAAGGACAAGGGTTTACTGCTTCTCCAAAATATATAGTTTTGATTTTGTAAATACACTTCCTTTGAGTTTATCCTTACACGTTTTCGATCTTCTGAAATTTTAAGTTTGACATAAAACAATGACAAACCAGAAATCATAAATAACACTATAAATATCAAAGCTAAAACCGTAGAAATATGAGCATTTATAAGTCCTAGATAGGTTAGAGAAATTATCAGCAAACTAGGTATATATACCGTTGAAAAAGACGACAAAAAATAAGCTATCTTAAATTTTTTACTAATAAAGTTACTGAACATAATAACACCCTTTGTTTTAATATTCCACATCAGCTACAAATTTCTCACAAACCTCTGTCTTGATTGTACTTTAAAAAATATCTTTTTCTTATCGTAACAGCTAAATTTACAATCCCCCATACTGTGATAATAAACAAGCCGACTATCTCAATGAAAAAGATAATAAAAATGCACACCAACATAAATTGCATTACTTTATTCTCAACCACTCCTGAACCGACTAATGGCATAACAATCCAGTTATGGAGATATCCCAAAGCCTGAGAATAAGATAAAGGGATAACGATAAGCAAGATAGAGTAGTAAATAATATTTACTAACACTTCTCTTACACTCTTAGAATAAAGAATGTTCTGTCTTATTGATTTTAAAATACCTTTGTTTATAAAAAGATAATAGCACAATGCTGTCATACCTCTTTTACCTCAACTACTCCTAAATCCACATAGTCTTTTAGCACTCTGTGATAACCGTCATTACCTAGTGAGATAATAATATCTCCTTCCTCGTCCACATACCCTTTTACCCAGATTTCAGACTTGTTTTTATTTTCCATTTTAACCTACCTCTAGCATTTCTACCACTTTTTCGTATGGTGTCTCAGTCACAAAAGAGAAGGTAAACCGTTCCCCTGCAAACTTGATCTTCACTCCTGTTTCGCTATCATGCTTCTTAATTTCGTACATTTCAAGCGACTTCTTAGGAAATTCATTCTTGTAATTTCCAATCCGTACTGGCTCTTTCTTGTCAGACTTCTTCTTACTTTTTTCATCTTCGCTTGCTACTACTTCGATAGTGTAGCTATCTTTTCCTGATAGCAAAGTAACAAGTTCTCCCTCTCTGGTTTTCCCTTTTAATTCCATGTTAAAGCTCCTTTGTTTCCACCTTGTCAAGCTCCGTTACAACTATTCCTACTTCGTCATAGTTGCTTGCTACATGACTAACTGCGTTTCTTGCTTGTTCTAGCGTTGAGAAAGAGCCGATTAGTTCTTTCCCTCTCAGTCTGCCTAAAGTATGATAGACTGTTCCGATTGCGTTATATACCTTCATTTACTTTGTTTCTCCTTTGTCAATAATTCGCTCAATCTCCTGCAAGTCCTCTAGGCTCAGTTTCTTGTAAAGTCTTTGCTCCTGCAAACTGCAACTATCAAGCCTGAATAGACTTATAAGTTTTGAAAACACCTTATCTTTATCTACTTTTACTTTTGCTTCGTCCTTATTGTTCCACAATACAAAGTTCGGACTATAATCACTCATTTCTACTCCACTTGCGATAAGATAGGTACGTTTGTTAGTAGTGACAAATTTATTCCCTACTTTAGTTACAACTTCTTCTTTAATCTCTCCTCGGTTTAATAATAGACCACCTGTATTTACACATTCAGCGTAAACTTCCTGACCGACATAAAAGTCCTTCTTTGTAAAGCGTTGTTCCATTTTCTTTCTCCTATCCTTCTACTAACTTAATCTTGCTACCGTCTGCAAGCTCAATTTCATCTTCGGTAGTTTGTAACAAGTCAACAAAAGACAAGGCTTCACTACTCATTCCATCTTCCAAATACCCTAGCCATGATTCAAACACGTCTAGGTCATGTTCTTCTAAAAAGCTGTTCATTGCTTCTACTGTTGCTTCGTCAGTATCTACATACCAACGTTCATTTTTCTTGTCATAAGTTCCTTTTACTACTAGTTCCATTTTCTTTCTCCTTATCGTCCTAATAACTTAGCATTTTCATAGATATTACCTACGACTGAGTGGTAGGTAGTGCAATCAATCAAGTCAGCAGTATATCCGTGTTCCTCGTTTTCTACTGCCATGAACTTACCGTCTTTGTAGATAACGTACAGGTAATCAAGCTCGTCTCCACTTTCGCTTAGGTCAGCAAGAATATCTCCCTCAAAGATTTCTGCTCCCTTTTTATCAAACAAGCCTGTTGCTTGCATGAGGTATTCTTCATCAATCGACCAACCAATTAAGTGATTGCATGAAAGTTTTTTGCTATCGTTAGCATAAACATTGTTATTCCAAATAATCAATTCATCACTAGCAAACATCTTTTGCTCATGTTTATCCCACGCTCTAAATTTCAAATTTTTCATTTTATATACCTCTGTTCTTGTTTTATGATTATATTATACACCCTTTCTTAGAAAGTGTCAAGAGTTTTTATTATTTTTTTGTGTTTTTTTCTTACTTTTTTGTGTTCATACAAATATAAAAAAGACAGGTTTCCCTGTCTCGCTTTAAGAACCATAGTAAAAATAGGTTATCCTTGCTGTTGAACCATGTTCTTTTTGTAGCCTAGATAACAACTGAGCTTTGTCTAATCGCCCTTCTTCTTTACACCTTTTCTCAGGCATACGGATTCTTCCGTCCTGAACCTTAAATCCATAATGTGTATAGAGCATATCTTTTCTCCTTTTAATGACATTTATATTATACACCTTATTTCTTAGATAGTCAAACTTTTTGCTCTTTTTACTAAAAAAGAACAGCGTACTATGTACGCTGTCCTCTGATTATAACATGAAATTTACTCGCTTCCGAAAGAGGGCTTAATCTTCTTTCTTTTTGTATGCTAGGGCAGAAAGTCCAAGAATACCCATACCTGCGATTGCAAGAGCTGTGCTTGCTTCTGAGCCTGTATTTGGCAATTCCTTAGTAACGTAGGCTTGTGCTGTAGGTTTTGGTGCTTCTGGTTTTTCAGGTGTCTTAGGAGCTTCTTGTGGAGCTTCTGGTTTCACTTTGTCATAAACACGAACTGTTACACCTTTTGGATCTTCTACGTTCTTAGAATCTTTAGGAGCAGGTTTGTAACCTTCAATTTCTTTAAATGGTTTAGTACCATCTTCTTGTGGGGCTACTGGATTGCCTTCTGTGTCAATGTGGATTGTGATAGGTTTTTGTACTTCACGGTAAACGTAAGTTACAACTGTTTTACCTTCTACAACTTTACCTTTTTCAACACCTTCTGTACGAACAAGTTCGTATGTTACACCATCTTTAGTGATTGCTACTGGCTTGTGGTCTGTAGTGTCATAGTCTGAACCAACTTTTCCACCTACTGTGTCTGCAACTGGTTCTTTAAGGACTGTACGTTCTTTATCATCTTTGATATAACGTACTTCTACATTACCTTTCTTGATAACGCTGTAAACACGGACTGTTTCGCCTTTTGGATTTACTACGTTCTTAGAATCTTTAGGAGCAGGCTCATAACCATCAATGGTCTTAAATGGCTTAGTACCATCTTCTTTAGGAGCAACTGGTTTCCCATTGGTATCAATGTGAATTGTAGTTGGTTTTTCAACTGGTGTAGGAGTTGGAACTGGTTTAGGCGTTGGTGTTGGTGTAGGAACTGGTGTTGGTGTAGGTTTTGGCGTTGGCGTAGGCTTAGGCGTTGGTGTAGGAACTGGTGTTGGTTTCTCAACTGGTTTAGGAGTTGGTTTTTCAACTGGTTTTGGCGCTTCCTTCAACTTATAAATATAAGTGATGGTTTCAGTTCCGTTAGGAATCTTAGTTGGATCAACTTTATCTTGTTTAGTGAAAGTATAAGTTTTACCTTCAAACGTGATTTCGTTAGGGTGTGTCAACTTAACTGTTTCATCTACTGGTTTTTCGCCTGTATTTGTCTTAGGTGCAATTTCTTTCCCACCTTCTTCAATGAATACTTGAACGATTGAACCTTTTTTAACCTTATCAGGGTTGTTTGTAGCTTTTGGTTTGTTTACTGTGTAAGAAACAAGATGGTAGTTTACTGTTGGAGCTTCTTTAGGACTAGAGAAGTTTTCATTAACTGGTACAGGTAGGTTTGAACCATAAGACATCAAGTTTTCTGTTGGATCTTTATGTTTAGCTGTATAGTTTTCTGCCAACTTATATTTTCTAGTTCCTTCTACAAATTTGCTACCACCATTGACAAATTTATCAGATAATGTTTTTGTATCATCTTGACCAAAGTTTAGAGAAGCAGTTTTACTATCTGTTGTTGGAGCTGTTTTAATTTCGCTTGCTTTAAGGTTAAGAGTAGGATACCATTTAGTATTCACAAACTTAGAAGCCAATTCTTTTGAATCAATAGCTTTACCAGAAGCGTCAAGATAATTCCAAGAGCTTAAAACGTCAAACTCTTTACCGTTATTCATAACTTCGTTAGCGCTACCCAAACCACCAAAGATATAGTTAGAAATAACTGAACCTGTACGGTCTGCCAAAAGTGCTACTTTCCCTTTTGCTCCTGTAGGAGAGCCTTTAAGAGTAAGCGAACGTTCAACTGCTTTAATTCCCAACTTACCAAGTTCAGAATCCCCTGCAACGTTCACTTTATAAGTGATAGTTTCTCCATCATTTACCAAGATAGGAACTACTTTAAGTGAAGAACGGTCTTTAAGAGAGTTATGTGTACCACCAAATACGTTCCCACCTGCATACTTCATAGTGATTTCTTTAGGAGCTGTACCGATAGCGGAATCTAAAACAGCAACCGTTGGATCAATTTTATCTGCGTTGAACTCGCTAGGAGCGTTCAAATAACGTACTGTACCCTTACTTGAAGTGAACTCGCCATAGCTAGTTTGACCTTTGTTATAAGCGTCATCGCCCATTTCACGCAAACCATCAGCAGTAGTATTGTAGATTTTTCCTTCTTGGTTCAATTTATCTACAGTTTCTTGACGTTTTTTGTCGCCTGCTTGTGATTGTGCTTGATAGTCTTTTACTTGTTTTTCGATTTCAGCTTTTTGTTCTGCTACGTCTTTCTTAGCTTGTGCTTCAATCTTTTTAGCTTCATCTTCTGTGTTGGCAACACCGAGGTTTTTAGTTGGTTCAGCATTAACTTTCAACCCTGCTTCTTTTGCCTTGTTTGCTGTTTCTGTCAAACCTTCATCAACCGTTACAGTCTTGCTATCTGTTGCTGTTGCTGTTGGAGTTGCTGTTGGAGTTTGTGGTTTTGCTTCATCTGCCGAAACTCCATTAGCTCCGAGGAACATTGCTCCCATAAGTGAAATTCCACAAACTAGTCCAAGACTAGTTTTACGTTTAAATCCACGACCTTTAACAATCTCTGTTTGTTTCATTATTTGTTTTTTCCTTTCTTTTCTTGATTAGAGGGCGCTGTTCATGAACAAACGCCCAATAACCTAGAGATACAAATTTATATTAGTCTTTTTTCTTTTTAAGGCTTGCACCTGCTAGAGATAGCATTCCTAAACCTGCCATTGCAAGGGCAACTGAGGCTGTTGAACCTGTGTTTGGAAGAACATTTGCTGTTTGTTTAACAACTGGTTTAACTTCTGGTTTCTTCTCTACATCTACAGGGTGTACTTTTGCAGATACCCCAACTTCATGAGCTTTAGCTTCTGCCTTACCTACTTGTGGTTTTTGAGCTTTCAAAGTGATTTTAGCTACTTTTACTGCTTCTGGCTTCACTTCATTTGTTGTAGAACCTAGTTTAGAAGGTTGCAACTTATCTTCTTTAGCACTTGAAGAACCGTTAGAGCCTGCTGTTGATTTAATATCAGCAGATTTCTTAGCAACTTCTTTACCGTCAATAGTAACAACTGTTGTAACAGTTCCGTTACCAGTTACTTCAAATTCAAGAGTGTAGTTGCCATCAGCAAGTTTTTCTGAAAAGTCAACTTTACCATCTTTGATAGCAAGTTCTTTAGTAGTTGCGCCTTTAAGAGTTGCTTTAGTGACTGTTACACCGTTACCACCAACTGTTACTTTAACAGTTTGCATTTCGCCTTTAGTCACTTTTTCAACCGTTGTAGCTGTGATTTGTTCTTTAATCTTTTGGCTACGAACATCATTAGGAATGATATTTCCGTCTTTTTCAGCAAGATAGATATTTGGGTGTCCTACTTTAATCATTTCCTGATTAGCTCTTGAACTAGCGTCACCATAGACAATACTCATAAATGTCTTAGCGTGTTGTTTAGCCCAATCAGCGATAGACCCATCATAGGTTTCGTCTTGCATTTTCCAATCATCTGTCAACTGCATTACGATTGCTGTTGCGCTCTTGTCACGAACAGCGTCAAACAAGTTCTCAAATTCTTGACTTCCTTGTTTTCCTTTGAAATCATAGTTTAGTTTGTTCTTCAAAAGGTCGTTACGCCAGTCACCAGCGAAGAAATTGTTGTTTTTATTAGGTTTAATGACTTCAAGAATATCCAACAACTCTTTTTTTGTCATTAAACGTGATACAGGGCGATCACGATCATCTGCTCCTGTTGTGTAATATGAACCTGAGTTGTTAGTTTCATAAAATGCCACCATAGCTTTATCTTGGTCAGTCATGCTTTCAGCGACAGTCGTTAAATCTTCTAAGATTTCTTTTCTAGTACCATGACCTGTTGAACCTGAGCCATCAACAGCTATAAGGAAATTACGAGCTTTAGCTTCACTAGCAACTGTATTTTTAGTTTTAGTTGCAAAAGCTAGGCTTCCTGTGACTTTACCAGTTTGTCCTGCTTGTCCTTCAACACTCAATTTACCTGAAATAGTTCCTGCTGTGTTATCTTTAGCTTTGAAAGTATAAACAAGTTTGTACTCGCCTACTTCATCAAGTGTTTTAGAAGAATCAATTTTACCGTTGGCAAAGACTGTTTCTTTACCAGTAGGAGATACCAATTTAACTGAAACAATTTCAGCGCTACCAGTATTTGCTAGGTTTCCACTCCATTTACTTCCTGCTTTTTCATTCTTAACAGCAAGTGTTTGAGTGTAAGTTCCGTCAGCGTTCTTAGTTGCTGTAGAACCATTTACAAGTTCTGCTTTTGCATTTTTGTTAGCTTCATTAACTTTAGCGTTGTTTTCACGGATCGTTTTGTTTTTAGCTTCTGCGTCAGCAAGTGCTTTAGCAATTTTAGCTTTTGCGTCAGCAAGTGCTTTTTGTGCGTCTTTAGGTTCAACAACTACTTCGCCTTCAACTGTAACGTTTACGCCTTTAGCTTTTGCGTCAGCAATAGCTTTATTCAATTCAGCGCTTACTGTTTTTTGTTGAGAAGCAACGTCATTAAGTGTTTTTTCAGCGTCAGCCACTTCTTTAGCAAGTGCTTCTAAATTGCCTTCTTTAAGGTCAATGTTTTTCACGCCTTCAAATTTTACACCTACTGATTGAGCTGTAGAAACAGCTTTATCCAATCGTGCTTTGCCTTCTTTGACTGACGTTACCAAAGCGCTAAGTTCTTTAACTTGTTTAGCAATATCTTCTTTTGCTTTGTCAAGGTCGTCATACGTTACCTTGTCGTCAAGTTTTACATCAATGCCTAGAGCTTTTGCTTCCTTAACCACTTTTTGTAGCTCTGCGTTAGCTTCATCACGTCCTTTAGCAAGTTCTTCTACTTTCTTACCTTGTTCATCAAGGTCTTTAGAAGCGTCTGCTACTGTTTTATGAGTAACTTTTTTATCTTCCTTGACTTCTACATCAAGTTTTTTAGCTTGGTCTTTAAGCTCAGAATATTTCTTATCCAAGCCTGCTTGGTCTTTCACTTCTTCGGTTTTAGGTGCTTCTTTAGTTTCTGCTTGCACCTCTTGTTTTGGAGCTTCTGTAGTAGTTGCTTTTGGTGTTTCTGTAGTTGCTGTTGCTACAGGTTTAGCGTCTGTTGGCGCTTTTACTTCATCTGCCGAAACTTTATTAGCACCAAGAAACATTCCTGTAAGTGCAATCCCACAAACTAGTCCAAGACTAGTTTTACGTTTAAATCCACGACCTTGTACTTTCATTTTCATAAAAATTGGACTTCCTTTCTTATCCATAAAATAAAGATTAAGCCTTGTTGACTTTATCTTTCAAACCTTTACCTGCTTTAAATGCAGGAGACTTCTTAGCTTCGATCACGATAGTTTCGCCTGTTTGTGGGTTGCGTCCTTTACGCTCTGCACGTTCACGGACTTCAAAAATACCAAATCCGTCAATGCGTACACCTTCGCCCTCAGACAAGTATGTTGAGATTGCCCCAAATACATAATCTACAGCCTCTTTTGAACCTTTTTTAGTCAAACCAAGTTCAACTGCCATAGATTCATAAATGTCACGTTTTGTTTTCATTTTTTTACACCTCCTTTGTGACATACAAGATTATTCAAATTATAGCACTTTCTTTTAGAAAAATCAAGCAATAAACAACAAAAAAGAGCCATTTTATATTTTGTAAAACAGCACTTTTTTCTTTTTATATTCCTACCAATTCAACACTTAGGGCTTTTTTTATTGGCTCTTTTACCAATAAACTTAAAATCGTTTCTTTGTCTCCTGAATTGATTTTTTTGTATAAATCGTACTCTAAAGCCTTATTTTCTATCCATTCTTTTACCAATCCCTCTATATCTCCATTCAGTTTAACCGTTGCTTTTGGCTTTTTAGCCAATAGTTTTTCTACAGATACATGACGTTCTTCTGCCAACACTTCAAGTTTTCGATAATAAGGGTTATCTGGGCTAGGAGTTGCTACTAAATATTGTAGAATTTCATCTGGATTGAAGCCCTCTACCAATCTCTGGGAGATTTTCTGGATAGCTACCCTCTCAGAAGCTATCTGCTTATTTCTTTCTTCCCACTCGTCCACCCTGTCTAACAGCTCAACACTCTTACTGAGCTTTCTAAAGATACTAGGCAAGCATAAGAGCGTGTTAAAGTCGTCAGCAGTCATTTTAGGTATGCTATCTAATGCCTGTGGACTATTGATATTCAAGATCAAGGTCATTAAAAGGACAATCTCACTTTCGTTTCCTTGCGTGTTGACTTTCACTCGGTAGTTAGTGTTATTGAGTTTTGCATTATCAAGTAACGCTTCCTTTGTTTTGTCTCTAAACTCTGCAACCAATTCAGGGTAACTGTCTATATTTTCGGTTAGGAGCTTATTAACTTGCATAGCGTCAAAGAGACTATAAAAGTTATCAAGCAATGCCTCTGAGCCACCCATTCTATGTTCCCACTTTTCAAGCGTTTCATTCAGGACTACTTCTAAATCCAATAGATGGCTTTTACTCCATTCTTTCAATGCCATTTGCGTTACTCGTCCTGTATCAAAAAACTCTCTCAGACCGTCTCTTAGGTCGTTATCTGCAATATATCCTTCATTGAACCCTAATTCTACCCACTTGTCATAAGACGCTCTCAGGCGTGGTTTTAAGTGCCAATCCACGTCTATATACGTTACGCCTTTTGGGAAGCCCTCTGTATGCAGATAATCTTCTACAAGTTCCTTGATTGTGCTTGGTTCAGCTTCAATCAAAGTTGTTGTAAATTCCTGCAAGTCAAAGCGTTTTTCAAACATGAGGGTTGCTTGTCTCAGTAAATCATCTTTATTTTCAGTTTTTCGTTTAATCGTAACCATATCTACTCTCCTTAGTTGTCTATTTCATTGTATCAAAAAAAGCAAGCTAATTGTGAACTTGCTCTTTTAATACTTTAGAAAACTGCTATCAATTCTTTTGAACGTCTGAGTTGTTCTGTCAGCTCTACAACTTCGGTCAAGAAAGTATTGACTTCTTCCTTGAAATCCTGAATAACACGGATAACACTTAAATAGAGTTCCTTGTCCTCTGGTTCAGCCTCTTTCTCTCCTTCTTCTAAAACAGAAAGATTATTGTTACTCCAATCTTTGAGAACATTTAGTGGAGCAACTAACCCTGAGACGTTTTCTAGTTCTCGTTCAATATCTTCTAAATTAGTCACTTGTTCTGCTTCGACAAATTGGATTGCCTGTTCTTGATTGCCAAACGTTTCCTTATCTTCATCAGATAAATTCCCACCTGCTTCATCAATTTTATGTAGCCATGTTTCTAGTCTATCTTCAAAGATTTTCTTATTATCCATAACGTTACTGATTGAAAAGTTTGTGCCTTTCAAAACGTATTCTTGGATTGATTTTGTTTCTGTCATGTACTTATTCTCCTTCCCTATAGGTTGCTAGTTGAATCTGCTCTGTCGCTGTATCATAGTTTCCTGAATACACTAGGATATTCTTGCCATCAGTAAACGTAATCGTAAACTGTAGTGTTCCGTCTAAATTAGACTTGAATACCTTAGTTTTAGAAGCGTCATACTTGTATTGCAAGAGCATTTTTTCCTTGATAATCAATAAATCTCTACGATAACTGGATAGATCATGATTGAGCCTGTCAGGTACAATAGCTTGCTTATTAGGGGCTTTTTCAAGAGCGTCAACCATTGTTTGAATCATTTTCTTAGTTGTCTCTGCTTCTTCCCCTGTTGCTTGTTCATTAGGTTTTTCAAGGGTTTTTTCCAGTTCTTTCTGTGGATCACTAGCAATAAGTTCAACTTTTTCTGTTGTTTCCTCTTGCTTAGTGGTACTTTGTACGCTTGCTTCCTCTAGCTTAAAGTCATTTCCTGCGCTTTTCTTGTTAAAGAACAGGAAGAAACAAGCAAGACCAAGCAACACTAAACCAATTAAAGCAATCAGTATTCTTTTAATTAAACTATTCATGTTTACTCTCCTACCTGATGATGTGCAAAGTCCTCTTTGTTCTCATTGGTATTATAGCCCCCTTTGTCGTCTCTTACGGTATTTCCGTTCAAAAGGTCTGCTAGTTTTTTATAGTAGGTTTCCATATCAGAATAACCCTTTAATGCTCCTGTATAGGTGCAAGCAAGAACTTTACCATCTTTATTTGTCTTAACAATATAGTTGAGCAAGGCAAAATCTCTCTTATCGTTTGTGACTGGTACTAGGACTTGAAAATATTTATTTGCACTTGTAGAACCACTCATAACAGATACCATTACCTTACCTGCTAAAGCTGTTGTAGATTGTGTTTCCTTGCCCCAAGACTTAGAAGCTAAAAGGTTATAGATATTCTTCTGAACACTATAGTCAATTTCTCCTTCTTCTGACGTTTCTTTTGACGTTTCTTTTGAGGCTTCTTTATTGGTCTTTCCTTCGCTAATAGGCGTTTCTGTATTCACACTTGAAGCTAGGTAGGGTTTCAAACTCTTATAAGCTGTATCTACCTTTGTATCAAATCTAATACCAATAAGAGTTTTAAAGAAATTATTAAGGTCTGTTTCTGCGTTCAACTTCGTAAAGTTCAATGCAAAGTCCGTATCATTACCATTCTTATCTTTCTCTTGCTCTACCTGAATATCTGCTAGTTGCCCCTGAACTACCTTTAATTCGTTATTCTCGATATTCCCAATCTGCGTTGGTAAATCCTGAGTAGAGAACAACTTCCCTACTTCGCTAGTTGTGTAAGACTGTGTTAGTGTTACCTTTTTAGAGAAGAAGAACCCACCTAAGATAAATGCTACGATTACAGGGATAATCGTTACTAGTGTTATCTTCTTCCAATCGGACGCTTTTACTAAATCCTCTAGGTCGTCCAACCATATTCCTATTTTATCAAACATACCTTACTTATCCTTCCTCTGGTCTATCCCAAAAAAGCTCTCCATCAAGCTCAATGCCACCTTCACTATAAAAAATATCGTTTCTAGGTAGTTTTTCGATCAATGACATAAATTCTTCTGAACCTACAAAGCCACCCTTCATGATATTTTCTTCTGGCATACTTATAAGGTCTATTTCTAGGTTTTTATATAGGTCAGGGCGCAATACCACTTTATCTTCAATTTTGCGCCACTCCAACAAAGAAATATATACATAATCATTATTTGTATCACTCTTTCTTTGTAGGTTTTCCACTAAACGTTCGACACGTTGTTTCTCATATCTATTTAACCGTCTTTGATTCAGACGGACAAAAATGTAGTTTTTAGCCATTGTTACTTCACACTTACACTTTCTTTTCTCTCTATAAAGGTTAGTACAGAAGCGTAGTCAAATACTGCGATTTTCTCTTGATTTTCTCCTACCTTCACTACACCCCAAAGATTTCCGTCTCCATCAAGGCGATAGACACGCATAGTTGAACCATCTGAAAGATTGAATACCCCACCAATCGTATCATCTTTATTGATATAAAGCCCGTTTTTCACTAAGGCTTCTCTGAGCGCTTGGTATTCCTCTTTAGTGAGATTGCCTGTTTCTTCCTTCTGAGCTTTCAAACTCTCAGGAACTACTGCATTATTATCTACGGTTGAACTCTGCTTAGAGCAAGCTACACCTATTACACAAAAAGTCAGCAGAAAGCCAATACTAATAGCCTTTCGTAGCAATCCATGTTTTAAAGAGTTGTTCTGCTTTATCATCATCATAGTATGTTTCCTTCAAATACAAGTGAGCTTGTTCAGACTTTTTAAGTCCTTCCAAAACTTTTTCTATATCAATCTCAATCCGTTGTAAACATTGGTTTATGTATTGAGCAAGTTTTAACATATCTTCTGGATCACTAGCTTTACGTCCAGACCACCTGTCATATCCAAATTGAGAATCTAGCGCAAATTTCCAAGTATTTGTCGCTGTAATGTTATTTTCTAACAGCCACCCTTCATAGGTTTTGTAACTGCTTGTTCCAACTTCTTTTTGGATTTCTTCCGAACTTTCAAAATCTTCTTGTGAGTAAATAGGGAAATTGAAAATCTCAACGGTATAAACAATATGCTCTAACCCTTTTTTATCATTCTCTACTAAGTGATTGTTGTCTGGCGTTACTATGATACCCCACTCCAAAATAGAGTAGATAAGTGGACGGACATATTCTCCCCAATCTACGTTATTTTCATTATCAACAACTGCCACGCTATCAAGCATATAGTCATGTTTCAAGACATCAAGGCGTTTCTTCCACTCTAACACCTGTTCGTCATACCAGTCAGCAAGCAATTCTGTATAGAAACTGCCACCTTCTTCCTCGTCTTTTTGAATGGCATAATTCAACGCAGATTCAATCGCCTCATAAATCGTCAGCTCTGCGTAGTCCTCACTTAAAAACTCACGGTATTCTTTCAAAAAGTTGTTATAGGCGTTCATTACCTTTTCACGCAATTCATTATTTTCATCAATAACAAATAATAATTCTTCTCTAAGTTGTTCTTCTTGTGCCATGTTTACACCTCTCTAATATTTTGTATCGTTAGCTATTTTATTTATGTTTTCTTCTAAGACTTCAATACCATTATCTGTATGGAAACCTAGACGCAACATTTCCCCTGTTTCTCGATTATACGCAGTAGGAACTTTATCAAGGTCTGGGAACTGTTTAACGTATTCTGCCCCAAAATCACTATTCACGTCCACATAGACAATGGCTGTCTGTTCTCTACCTGTGAGACTTTGGAGCTTTGGAACTGTTGCCTGACACGCTTCACACATTGGATTCATAAATACAATGTAGGAGCTTCCCTTGATTGCTTCTTTGTCCTTCTCTGAAACAGCAAATACAAAGTTAGGGTTACTTTGATCTAATACTCTAAATCCATCTGTAGCCATATAGCCTATGTAGGTTTTCGTAAATAAGCTAGAAGCTAACCAAACAACCGTTGCTGTCAGCCCCATACCAAATACTACCCACTTCCAAACACTTCTAAAATTAAACAGAATAGGTATCAGCCCTATTGTAAAGGGTAAAATCATAAATCCAAACACATGATAGTAGTGCTTGAATGAGTACCCTAGATGAAATGGCAAAATAAGTAACGCAACTATCAATACAACTTTGAGGATAAAAAATAACAAATCCTGTCTGTTGTAGTTAGAAAAATCAACCTTCATCAGTTCCCACCTTCCGTAGTAGTTGTAGTCTCAGCTTTCTTTTCTCCATTACTTGAACTGTCAGGGAGTTTGGTTTTCCCTTCTTTGGAACGTTCAACTAATTTTTGAACCCAATCCTCGTCATAGACAATTTTTTCTCCTTTGGTATCAAAAACGGTCAATGAGCCACTAGACTGGTCGTACTTCTGAATGATATATTTTTTCCCTTCAACAACAAGATAACCAGATAGCCCTGTCTTGTCGTTTTGCTTGATAGATTCAATCCCCTGAGTGAGTATTTTGATATTTTCGTCATACTCGCTACTTGATAGCCCTTCTCCCTTTTTGCTTTCTTTAGGCATTTCTTCTAGGATTTTTGCTACTTCTTGCTCTGTTTGGCTGTTTCTATTGTTGGTATCATTCACTTGCCAAAAGACTAACCCACCAACAAGTAAGATAGTTGGCAAACCTACAGCTAGATACTTTAGAACTCCACCTTTTTTCGGTTGTTCTTCTTCCTCGTAATCGTCAAAATCCTCTAACTCTGGTTCACTAACACTCTCTACTTCTGGCTTTCTAGTCATGACTACCTCTGGCTCTTTTTCTATTACTTCTTCTTTTAACTCAGGAACACTTACAGGTTCATTGTTTTCTACTTCTTTGATTTCAGGAGCTACATAAGGCTCTACCTTTGGTTGTTCTTGTACTTCCTTTGCTTGCTCTTGTTTTTTCGGTCTGTGAGCGCCTAAGTCTATTTTTTTTCTTGGACGGACTACTTGTTGAATGTTGTTGTCATACTTAGGGATAATGATAGCCGATTCAGATTCTTCATTTTGAGGTTCTTTCCCTTTTTCGACTTTATTATAGAGTGATAAAAACTGTTCCTGTCCGTTATGTTGAATATAAAGGTCAATCACTAAGCCTACTAGTGTTTCGTACAATTCAGTTTGTTCTTCTGTCTTTCCTCTATAGTCATAGGTCAGGATTCTCTCTAGTTCTCCCTCTCTTACCTGCCCTTCTTCTAAAATTCGCAACATGGATTTTAGTTTTTGTTGCCCCAAAGCAGGTTGAATGTTTATCAATTCATGTAAGGCTTCGTACTTACTATTCATTTGCTGTCCTCTCTATTATTCTATGATTTCAATTTTATTGTCGCTACTTAATTTGTATCTACCTAACTTAATAGATGATACCGTAATGGTTAGCTGTGAACGAACGTGAGTTACTTTTTCAATCTCCAAATCGTCCATTGTTACCCTATATCCACTTTTCATTGAATCTACTGGCAAGCCTCTGCCATTAGAACCAATCAAGCGAACAAACACTAGTTCTTCCTCGTTAGGAGAATCAACCTTGACGTTTTGCAAGATAATTCGTATCTCGTCTGATGATTTCTCATAGGCGCAGACTGTTTCAAACTCTGCTTCTTCAAAGATCATATCTTGGTTAATGCCCCTAAAGAACATCAACCCTTGTATTTTTTCTGCTTCGATTGCTACCATCTAATCTCTCCCACTATAAAATTCTTTCAGGTTTTCTTGCTTCCTATCAATCAGGACAAGCCCACCTGTATAGACAAATAATTTCTCATAAGAGACAACCTTGACGTATGAATCTTCAAAATCAAACTCTACATAAGGGTTTTCTGATTGCATAACTTGACCTGCCTGTACTTCTCGGTTAGAAGGCGTATCAAGATACAAGCGAAATAGTCTGCCTGTATTGTTTGCGACATTTCCATCTTGGTAAGGGGGATAGACTGTATTATCTTCTTCTATCTCTACTAACAACTTCAATGGTTTGGTGCTTAATACCTCTGCCACCTTTAATTTCTTTTCACTAAAAAACCCTTCAATATCAAACGTCTTATAGCGCTCAAAGTTCGTATAGTTCCTTGTTTTCTCATAGGTAGGAACGTGCTTTGTTGACTTCCTTACTTCCACATTTATTCTCCTTTTCTAATTTTCGCCTCTATTTCTAAATCATTTATGTAGTCTAGGAGTTTAATCATCTTAGATATACTAAAATGATACTCGTTATCTCCTGTATAGAGTTGTCTAATACTGTTGGTCGCAATAGATGAACCGACTTCTTTTGTCGCCTTCAATTCTTTTCTCCATTTGAAAAAGAACTGCTTATCTCGGTCAAATATCTTGCGTAATTTCTTTTCAAAGTATTTGCCCTTCTTATATTTGTCTAAAATTTTGCAAAGCTGTAGGATAACTGTTCCTCGCAACTTAAAGAACTTCTCTTTATCTCTCGTATAAAAGATTTTAGAGGTAGTGCCAATTTTCATTCCATTGACTACAAAATCTTTAGGAGTAAGTTTCTTTTTCTCAATAAACTTCATCATTTCATCTGTTAGATCAATGTATTCTTTTTCAATAATCTTATGTTTCTGCAAGTCTATCTCCTCTCATTCTGTTGTTTTTATATAATCTATAATACCATTATTTTTTCTATCTTACAACTTTATAAATAAAGGATTTTATAGTTTTTAAAAAAATTAAAAAAAAATTTACTTTTATGGTTGACATAAGTTTTTCATTGTGTTATTATTAAATTGTGTTAAGAAATTATTTTTTTATGTTTGTTGATTATTTTTTAATATTCGTGAACATAAAAAGATACCCACAATATTATATTTCAGGAGTAAAAAATTATGAAAGTTGTTACTATTACTTCCCTTAAAGGGGGAGTTGGTAAATCGGCTATCGCAACATTACTTGCCGATTACCTAGCTTACTATGGACGTGTTCTACTGATTGACGCAAATCGTCAGGGAGACACTACTAAGCGTTTTGTCTATCAGGAAAACGAAGAAGGAGAAATTGTGAATATTTCTTCTGACGAAAATCTCTTTGAGAATATCTTCCGTAAGAAACCTGTTAGCCCTTTAACAGTTAAAGATAACCTTGACCTACTTGTAGCCACTAAGAGCTTGAAAGAGGTTGAAGATTATATTGAGCATAAAGAACGTAAAAGTCCACTAATCTTTAAACGTTGGCTCAAACGCTCAAAACTGAGTGAGTTCTATGACTACGTTATTATTGATACTCATAACAGCGAAGGGGTACTACTTGATAGTTTCTACCTAGCTAGTGACTTATTGATCGCTGTTGCAGGTTCAGGACGTGATGAAATGGACGGTGCTATCGGTGTATATAACCGTGCAGAAGCCCTTAAAAATGACGACAACCTCGTAAATGATGATGATGAACCTATCATGAAAGCTAAAATCGTATTCGTAGGAAACTTGCTAAAATCTGGTGGTGGTACTCATGGTATTACTGCAACAAACGATTACTTAGAACAAACTAAAGATAATGACTTGTTCATTACTAATATCTGGGAACGAAATATTTTCCGTGACGCAAGTTTGGAAAACAAAACAGTCTTTGATATTATGAAGCGCTCTAAGTATCGTGACAAGAGCTTTGAAAAATACTTTAGCAAACTACAAGAAAGTCTTGAAACAATTAAGAACAGCATTGACCTATCATAATTTAAACATATTTTGATTATTTCTTTGTGTTGTGGTATTATTTTTATAATCAAACCAACACAATAGAATAATCGCAGAACATTATTTTATAATTTAAAAATTAAGAAAGAGGAAATAAAAATGACATTTGACTTACCAACAAAACAACCAACAAAATCAACTAAGAAAGTTATCTTGGACGCTATTGAAACAGACGAACAAACACCTGTTGAAGCGCCTGTTAAAAAAACCACTAAGAAGTCTGCTAAAAAGAAAGAAGAAGCAAAGAATGAGAAAGTTGTAGAAACTACAGAGCAACCTAACACTTTCTTCCATGCACTCCAAATTAGTGAGCCTAAAGCTGAAAAACTTTCTACTAACATTTCAGATAGTAACCTACGCAAACTAGAGCGCTTGATTGAGGCAGGTTGCCAAAACAAGTCTAAAGCCATTGGGGCAATTCTTGACGCTTTTGACGTAGATAAGGCTATTGAAGAGCCTACCTTCTTTGTGAAGAATACCATCACGAAGGAAGCTCGTAACAATCGTCTCAATATCTCTATGACACCTTCTCAACGTGAGAAACTTATGAGCGTAGCTCACGCAGGACTTGGGAACATTGCCCTTGCCTTCTCTTGCATTTTAAATGCTTTTGACGTAGAAGAAGCCTTGAAAGATATTCAGGAATAAGCTAGATTATTTTCTAGCTTATTTTTATTATCTTTTTGTGTTTCTAAACACCTATTTGTGTGCGTGTGTATTATCTTTATAGTTTAAGAAATTAAAAAAACGTGTTGAAAAACACGCTTTTTTAGTTGTCTGAAATAATCTTCCCTGTTTCTGAATCGTAGGCTATATTCAGTTCTTTCAAATATTTCTTTACGGTTGCCTCTTGGACTTTTAGTACCATAGCAATTTGAGGAACACTTTTCAAACTGCCTTTTTTAACACCTGCAATTAAGGCTGTAAGACGGTCAGATTTACCCATAGCAGAAGATAAGCCCAAATTTGATTGAGCGTTTCGTAAGCCTGTTCCCCTTGACGCTTCTCTTTGATACTCGACAATTTCCTTATCAGACATGACCTTGCGCTCGCTCTTTCTAGTGATAACACTTGGATCATACGTTACCACTACCTCGCTATTTGTACTACTCTTTTTACTAAAAAAATCATTAGGATTGTAACCCATTTCTTTTAACTCCCTTATTTTATTTAGAACCATTTTATCATTTTTTAGTGTTTTTTTCAATAATATTTTACCTTAAAATACTGATTTTCTGCTAGATTTTTGATATAATGGTGGTAAAAAATAATTTATATAATCAATAAAGGAGCAAGATGGAAACAGAGTACATTGAAAAATTGATTGACTTTGCTTGTAACCGTATTGTGAATGACCTAAAAGAAGGGAAGTTTACAGCCTACTTTGTAGCGCAACAAATTTGTGTTACTAGCAAGTCCGTCCTACACTTAGTAGAGAACGGTTGGGAGAAAGCACGATATAGTACGATTATTGGCTTGATTCAGTTTTACGAAAGACATTATGGAGTTATTAGTCTCCCTAAAACTGATGAAGATTACAAACTTTAAGGAGTGACGACTTATGAGTTCTAAAGGTTCAAGGAAAAAGAAACAGAAGCTACAGAGATACTACAAGAACGGTAAGAACGTTTATCCTTACGCAGAGGCTTCTAGGATATTGTGGGGTACAGGATTTACTGTTGCTATTCTTGTAGGCTTAATTGTATCAACACAAGCTATCATGTTCCTGTTACAAAAACTAGCCTTAAAGGTTCAGGGGGTAGTAGGGTTTGATAGTAAGCTAGGTAAAAACTTAGACAATTTTATCTACATAAAACTACCGTTAAGTGGGCTTTTAACCGTTTTAGTAGTTTTACTACTCTTTATCGCTATTGCCTATCTAGTAACGATTGCTTATAGACACCATGAAGGAGAGCTACAACCCTTCAAAGATGATATGCTTGCTAGAACAATGCGCAGGGAAGTTATTAAAAACTTAGAGCTAAACGTTTTGGACTATGACGACAAAGGCAAGGTCAAAAACTCAAAGCAAGACGTGAAGGCTAGGGATATATTAAGACGTATGGCTATTGAGGTTCATACTCGTAAAGAAGTAAATGGAAGTGACTTTCTTTCAATCGCAACCGTCAAGATCGAACGCCCCAAAAACAAGGCTATCCGTAAAGTGCTTGAAGGTACGTTCTTTAAGGACTTGCCTAGTGAGTTGACCTTTGTTACAGGAGAGTTATTTGCCTTCTCAGAGCGCTTAACTGAAAAAGAGTTCTATTTCTTTGAGGCAAAAGCTATCGTAACCGAAGAATACGTCTATAAGATTGAGGAAGCGCAGAAGAAACTACAAGAAGCTCTTGGCAATGGTAAGAAGTCTGAGAACGGTTCTGATGAGGTTGAAATTATTGATACAGGTATCTTCACAAAAGAAAAAGCCTCTTGGGATATTGAGGTTCTGTACGATAAGAAACTACAAGAAAAGATTGCAGAACAAACCAAACTTGCTGATGAAGAAGTCGCAAACCTCTATCTGTCACTTGAAACCTTTATCAGTTCTAACGAAAAAGTCAACCTTCAATTTGTTAGTATGAGGGCAACAAACTCTAACGCTCAATTTGTTTATACCAAACCTAAAGGTGTAAATAACATGGGTACGGAGCAGATGAAGGAAAACTTGGAAAGTGACTTGGGTAAACAGGATATAAATATTACTCTCAGAGCAGGTCAGATTATCATTCAAATTCCACTTGATAATAAGATTACTGCTGACGCTTATACCAACTATAAGAAAGCCTTTATTGGCAAGGAAAACTTACCACCACTACAAGCATTGGTTGGGGTTGATACAGAAGGCTTACCACGGACTTATGACCTTGCTACAGCCCCTCATATCCTTACAGCAGGTACAACTGGTTCTGGTAAGTCCGTTGGTATCAACATGATTTACCTGTCTATCATCTTGCATAACAGCCCTGATGATGTTCAATTCATCATCATTGATCCGAAGAAAACAGAGTTTACACCTTACAAGAAAAGCCCTTATCTCTATACAGACGTTATTACAGACATGGACGGTGCTAAAAACGCCTTTAATGCTGTTGTAACTGAAATGGAGCGTAGAAATAGCTTGTTTGAGGAGATTGGGGTTCGTAACCTACAGACCTACAACCAGAAGGTATCCCCTGACAAGAGAGAGCCTTACCTTATCTTGATTGCAGACGAGGTAGCAGACCTTATCATGACAAACGGAGACGAGGTTGAAGATTCAATGCAACGTCTAGGTCAAAAAGCCCGTTCAGCAGGTATCTTGATCCATATTGCAACCCAAACACCTAGAGCAGACATTATCAAGGGTAAAATCAAGGCTAACTTGCCTTCTCAGATTGTCTATAAGGTTGCTAATAGCATTGAAAGTGATATTGCGATTGGAGAATCAGGAGCAGAGCGCCTACTCGGTAAAGGAGATACCTACGTTAAGTGGTCTGATAACCCTAGCCTTGTGCGTGTTCAAGGTGTATTCCTTACAGACGAAAATATCAATGACATTATTGATTCCACTATTCAAAAATATCCTGATGAACGTTACTACAAGGAGCGTGTGCCTATGGACGCTTTTGAAGAAGGATTTATCAAGCCTAAAGACCTCGGAGATATTACTAAAGGTGGAGTTTATCGCTACGCCATTAAAAACCAGAAAAGCCCTATCATAGACGAGGACGAAGAACAAGAAGTAGTTATCCCACGCCAAGAAAAGCCAAAAGGAACGCCTGTTATTGCTTCTGCTCAACCTTATGAGACTAAGAGTGTTCAGAAAGAGGCTTTTGAGGAGTTCAGAAAGCGTTTTGAAGAAAAGAACGCCCAAACTACCCTAGAGCTTGATGATATACTAGACACTCGCAAGCGAAAAGTTGAAGCCTTGATAAAGCAGATGGAACTTGACAAAGAAAAAGAACAGAAGCAAGAAAAGGCAATACCACAGCTAGATCATGAAGTAGAAGAAGCGATTGAGGAGCGTGTTTCACATACTGAGCCTGAGCCTAAAACACCTGTTGATAAAGAGGTTATTGCTAACGAACTTTACCCTGATGAAGAAACTCCAACCGAAGAAGAAGTGAAGAAGGATAACTCAATCCTTCCAAAGCCAATTCCAAAAGATTGGAAGTTTAGAAAGACTGGAAACAGAGGGAAAATGTAGGGTTTTACATGAAACGTAGGAGATTTAAGAAAGTATGAATAGACTAAAATTACTTTGGTTAAGGGTTGACCTTTGGTTTAACCCTTACAAGTACAACGAAGAAGGGATAAAAGCCCTGTATGCTCATAACAACCCTAAAGAGAAAGTTAAAGGACTAAGTAAGCAACAAGTGGTAGATAGCAACATGATTGCCCTTAATATCACTACTGTTACAAGTCCTATTGAACTTGCTGTAGGTATTAAGGAGCTTGAAAGCAGACCTTTTGACAATGGTATTTACTACCACGATAACCATTACCATCAATACCTAATCAAGTATGATAAGGGTTCTGGTAAGAGATACCAAGCACGAAACGGTAGCAAGCGTAGTCGCTATAAGAAGCACCTGAAAATCTATCCTAAGAACGTAGCTCGCTACGACCTTACACATATCAATTCTATTGGCTTTCATGGAGACGAAACCTTCTGTATTGGGTTTGATAGTCGCCTAAACCAAGAGGACATGAATAGGTTTGAGGAAAAGGTGCGTACTATCAACAACAAACAGCCTATTTACTGGTTTACAGATATTCAACTACAAGAAGATTATTCTGCTGTCTGGGTAGCAACCATTGTTTCTTTAGACGCAGAAATTCTACTCCAAGAGACGTTCCATGATCGCTCTAATTTCCATTGGGAGATTGAGTGGGAGCGTAAGTAAAATAACAACTGTATTTTAAGAAAGGAAATTTTAAAATGGTATTTTCATTTTTAACTAAACAAAACAACAAACATTCTGAGGAAAATATTTTGAGGGAAGTTTTCCGTGATAAAATCAATATCCCTACTCTTGAAATGTTGGTTGGCTTAAATGACGAAGGAAAACCTGTCACTTATGACCTAGCAACAGCACCACACCTTTTAACAGCAGGTACGACTGGTTCAGGAGCGCAAAAGAGTATAAATACAATGTACCTATCCTTGATGGAACATAACAACCCTGACGACTTAAAACTGATTATCATTGATAATTTTGGTACTGAGTTTAACTCTTACAACAAAAGTCCATTTATGTTGACAGACGTTATAACTGACTTACAGAAATCACTTGGAGCTTTTCGTTTCCTTGTTCAAGAAATGGAAGTTAGAGAAAAACTATTAGATCAGTTCCATGCTCGTAACCTTGAAACGTATAACAGCAAAGTTCCTGATATTATGAAAAGACCTCGTATAGTGTTTTATGTTGATGAAATAGCTATTTTGATGTATCGTTACGGTGACGAAATAGAGGATATTATGTCACGTTTAGGAGCAAAAGCACGTTCAGTAGGTATCACAGTTCATATCAATACTCGTTTCCCAAATAAAGATATTATTAAAGGGAGAGTTAAATGTAACTTGGATTCTAAAATTGCTTACAAACTCAGTTCAAAAATTGAAAGCGATATTGTTTTAGGAGAACTTGGAGCAGAGACATTACTTGGGAAGGGAGATTCTTATGTTAGATGGTCGGATTACGCTAATCTTGTTCATGTTCAAGGGATTTATCTAAGTGATGAAGAAACAAACTCATTTATTGATTCTATCGTCAATAAATTCCCTGATGAAAAATACTATAATCGTATTGAATTTTAAGGTAGGATAATGCAAGAAAGCTACGACAAAAAAGCCAATGTTTTCTGTAAGGTTCGTATGCTCAATGGCAAGCGCCTTACTTATCAATTTCCTAATGACCTGAGAATAGCTATGTTACAGTCTTATCACGAAGGAAGCTTGAAAGAAATCATGAACGGAGCTTTAATCAATGTTCCTACGACCAAGTACACCAGAAAAGGTCAAGTAACCCTTCACTTAGGGCAGATAACACAGGTTTTCATAGCAACTCATAAGAGCAGATGGCGAACCAGAGGGCAATTCCTGACAAGTGATAACTGGCAGGGAGAACTTGATAAAGCAGATATTCGCTTCTTACTTCACGACCACTCTTTTCTGAACAAAGTCAGGATTTGTCTGGACTTGTTAAAATGGAGAAGTCGCTTATAGATAAAAAAGGCATATTATAGATTATTTAATATGCTTTTTTATTTCCTACCCCTTTATATTATATAGGTTTTGTGTTATAATGATTTTAAATAATGATGAAAGGAGTTTGCTATATGTTGGATTTTGTTCATGACCGAAAAAAAGTTATGGAAATTATGGCAGAGGACGCTCTAGCAACTATGGACTTGCTAGAAAAAATTAAAGCAGATACAAAACACCTCGGCTCATTCGCAGGAGACGGTTTGCTTATTCCACCACCTGCAACTAGCTATGTTATCAACAAAGCTCTTGCAGTTCTGAATATGGATCAAAAAGACCTTATCAAAAATGCTGATGGATTGGATTCTGTTTCTAATTCTGCAAAAGAAGTTAAAGAAAGCGTCCGTCTTATCACTACTGATTCTGATGACGTAGCCCTTGTCTCAGAAGAAGTGTTTGTAGTCCTATTCGACTATCTAACTGAGCTATTCAAAGATTTGCTGAAAGTCTGGAAGATTTCGGACAAGAAAATAATAAAGAATAGAAAGAACTTTCACTATTAGTAACTATCAGTAAAAAAACAACTATTTCTGAAAAGAAGTAGTTGTTTTTTTAACACCCTCTAATTTGCCCCTAAAATCGCCTGTACGCCATTTTAAGAAAAAGTGGTATATTTTATCGACCATACAAAAAAATCCCCTCTTGGAGCAAATGAGGGGCAAATAAAGCGAACCTAGAGGAACAACAACATTTCTTAGGAAATAGGGGCGCTTTTTTTATTTATTAAGTTTGCAAAGACTATTATACCATAAAAACCCTTTATTTCAAAGGGTTTTTTGATATTTTTTTAATAATATTTTGAGTTTTTTACCACATCATGAACAAGCTGTATCAATTCGTGGTAGGCTTCTGCATTTTCTTCCTTGGCGCTAGATAACCTCTGTATGGTGCTTTCTACCTCTCGACTTAATAGAATTAGTTGTCCTAATTCATTGAGAATACTTTTGTCTCCTTCTTCTCGGACTGCTTCTAGTCTATTTCTCTCTTTCTCAACTACTTTTTTATAGTTGCCTAGAATTTCTAAACATTGAATGTGGGGTTTTGTGATGGCAAAGTCTCCACCATTGAGAAAACTTTGATATTCCCCAAGTCCAAATTGTCCTTCGATCAATTCCTTCCCTAAATCTCTAACGTATGAACTGTGTGTACCAACAATTATAAAAAATTTGTCTATATATGACAATTCCTGAGTATATCTTTCATGTTCTGTTCTAAAATCTTTATCGTAACTTTTTGAAGATACGTCAAATTCTAAAATGTAGGATAGGTGTTTTGAAGCGAAACTTAAATGAGCATCTGCTAAAAGTATTTTAGTTAGAGCCATTCCAATCGGTTCTTTGTATTCTTCTGGAAAAGGCACTCTCTCAAATCCAAAAACGTCCTCTCCCTCTAAAATATACTTTTCTAAATCTAGTAAAGAAGGTAAAACGTGTGTGGAAAAGTAAATTTTTACCTCACTGATGTCTAAAAACGCAGTTGTAAGTTGGATCGTGTTTGTATTTTTAAATTCGTCTCTTAGGTTCTCTAAAAGCGTCTCATTGTACCTGATGTTTGCTTGATTACTTACTGCAACTTTGATTAAGTTTGTAAAATAATCACGAAAAGCACGAAAATCTGACTGGTTATTGATAGTTTTACTTTTTGCCATCAAGACAACCATTAAGTCATTGCCCCCAAACGCTTCACTTGTTAGGTCAAGGTTTTTCCATTGACTGTTTAGCTCTTGATTTTGAGTATCTGTCAGGAAGTTTTCTAATGTTGCTTTTGCTATATCTAGTTTAGCTGTACGTTCAAAATAATAAGCACTATCTTGAAAGACTTTGTTTATTTCGTTTTGAAGCCTTTGAGTATATTCTGTCTGAATTTCTGTCAACATATTAGACTACCCCCTGTTCTAGCAATTCTTTACTTGCTACAGTCAAGTTGGCTTTCAATGCTGTTAAGTTGTTCATGTAATGGTAAGGGCATTTTTCTGCCATTTCAAGAATAGTATTGAGCTGACGAACTAACAAATTGATTGTCTCAATCCCTTCATCAAGTTTGCTATCTTTCTTTTCCTCACGTTCTGCTTCTAGGCGTTGAAGCTCTTTTTTAGCAGAATTAAGGAGTGGTTCAAGCTCTTGTGCACGTTTTCTGTATGATACGATCATTTCGTCATAGTTTGCACTTGCAAATGAACCTACAAAGTCATAGACACTACTTTCTCCGTCTAAAAGACGTTTGATACGTTCACAAAGACCTTGAATATCTGAACATACAGTCAAACTAGTTTGTTTTACGCTCTGAATAGTTGAATTAGCAACGCTATAGGCAATAAAGAAGTCGTCAGAAAAAATACTTTTTTTCAAGTCATCTTCCTCTGGCGTGTTTTTTGAAGCGTTGTAAGCAATAACCATATCGTTATAAACTCCACCTAGACACTCAGAAACAGTTTCTACTGCTTTACGGTATTTCTCAGGTAGGTTTGAAGGAGCAAGGTCAAAGCTCTCTTGGATTTTGACAATATCCCCTTCCAAGCCAAGCAACGGTGCAATAATACTGTTGCTTAAAATTTCGTAGATACTATGTAATGTTTGAAGGCTTTGCGTAATTCTTGCTCTAGTATCTTCAACATAAACGTGTCTTAAAGTTTCATTGACTTTCTCAATGTTCGCAAGCAATTTCGCTCGGATTTTGTAAAGTTGATCCGTGGTATCTAAATATTGCAAACGGAAAGAAAGGTAGTCTGGATTGCTACGGATATAGGCAACTTTGTTAGCTAAGTCCTGAATTAACTCGTCTCCACTATCCAAGGAAGAATAAAGAGAAACATTTTCCCAACTTTCCTCTAGTCCATCTGCTAAATCTTCCTTCCCACCATCACGCAACGCCCAAAGTATTTCATCAGGGAACATACACGTCTCAGAATGATATTTATCCTCTACAACAGTTGCAATCTTATGTAGTTCTCCTGCTGTCTCATAAGTAAAGTCACTTTGTTTTTCACTTAACATGGTTTGTACCTCGTTTTTCTATTTTTATAATTCTAGTATAGCCTATGATTTTATTTTTGTGTAAACTGGCTCATGAGCCTGTTCACAATTTTTTGAAAAAGAGGAGTAAAATAAAAATTGTTTTGAAAAAAGGGGAGCTTTTTTTTATTTACTCTCTCTCTCTATAATAATAGATATAGATATAGATAGGGGCATTTTCGACACCCCTCAAACACGCATGGTTGAGCGATTCTTAAAATTAAAAGCAACCAAAAGGTAGGGTTAGGGCAACCAAAAGGTAGGGTTAGGGCAACCAAAAGGTAGGGTTAGGGCAACCAAAAGGTAGGGTTTTATTTTTTAGGAAAAATATTTAAAAGCAACCAAAAGGTAGGGTTTGAGTAACTTTTTAATAAAATGGTTGCTTTGTTAAAAATAAAGTAGTATAATATCATCAAGAAAAAGAAAAAAGGGTTTTTAAACATGAATGAATTAGTTGAAAAACAAGGGGAGATAAATCAATTATCTGATCCAAAAACAGGTTGGCTTGCTAAAAGCAACAAACTATTGTTAAGCAACTTAAACAAAAAATTGACAGCTACGCAAAATGTACTATTTTCACTAGCTTTACTCCATGTAAAAATGACAGGCGAAGTAGTCAAAGCAGAGTTTGGAATTGATGAAGTTATTAAGCTAACTGGTAATTCAAAGTATAGAGATTACCAACCAAAAGTAATTGCAAAAGATAGAACAGAAGTGTCAGGCGCTAGTATCAATATTGAAGCGAACCTTGATTCGGACAATCCTTTAGATTACATTGGGGGAACATTCCAGATTTTTAGTGATATTAGGTATATCAAAGGGAAGTATCATGCTTATTTTAATACTACTAAAGATGAAACTGGGTTTAGTCCTATCTTAGAATTGCTAAAATCAACAGAGAACAACCCTTTAATGTATAACATACATACATTCTCTAAGTTAAAAAGTGCAGGGCAAGCTCTTTATGAAAAAATCTTAGTAGCGTCAGGAAATAAAACAAATAGTGTTGATTTATCGGTAGAAGAAATTAAAATGCTTTTCAAAGCGACAGGGAAAACTATGAATAACTTTAAATCCCTGAATGATAAGCACCTATCCCCTGCGATTAAGGATATAAACGAGCATACAGAGTTGAACGTGGAAGCCATTAAAATCAAAGAAGGAAGAAGCGTTGTTGGAGTAGAGTTAAGATGGTCTTTAGAAAAAGTCTCCTTACCTGCTTCTGAAAAACAACTAGCTCTTATGAATGACCTTTATGTTCAGATGAAAAAACATGATCTAGTTGAACAAAAAGACATTAAGTTGTTAGAAAAACTAGAAAATAATCATCTTTTGAATAGCAGACAAGCGCAAGGTGTGATTTCTACTGCGTTAGGAAGGGTAAGTGAATTAGAGGAAGAATTAAAAATATCGCCAATCACAACCCTAGATAAAATTGCAGAGGACTATGACTTATCCTCAGTAGAAAAATTTGCACCTAGATTGTCAAGAAAAGCTAGAAAATATATCGTCAAAGCGTTACTTGAATTTCCAGAGAGAGAACGAAAAGGGATTTTAGACCTTGCTTTGGATATTTGCAAGCAGAATAGAGCAAGAAGTGTTAATTATCTTATTGCTATGCTCAATGAGTGGGTTATTGAAGGAGTGCAATCAAGAGTTGAAGCTCTTGGAGTTCACGACCAAAACTACGGAGAACTCTTACCAGATGTTTCTGGTATAGAAATTTCAGATGAGTTCCATGAAGCTATGTGGTTATGGAAGGAATAAGCAATGAAAATTCTAGCGATTGATCCATCTTCAAATTTTTACGAAACGTCCACAACAGGTATCATCTTACTAGACAACGAGGTAGAGGTAAGCCATTGGCTAGTAGGATATGGACGTGATAATTTCAAGGCTTGGTATGATGAAATAGGCAAGAACCTTGACTATGACGTAGTTGTAACGGAAAAGTTCACGGTCAGAGAGAATAACAAGGCAAGGGATAACACTCCTATCCAGACAATCGAAATGATACAAAAATGCTTCCCTGATACGAAGTTGATTAGTAACAACGAATACAAAACGACTGTTCCTGATGAACTCCTTAAACTATTGAACCTGTGGAAGTTCCCTGAAAATGGCAACCACAATGACTTGCGAGCGTCTGCAAGAATTGGTTTGCATTGGGCGATTATGACCGAACAAAGAGAGGTTATACAGGCTATCGGTAAGAGGGTTATTCCTGAACAAGAATAAAAGTTAGAGAAAAACTCTAGCTTTTTTTCTTTTGTGTGATATAATTCATTTATGAGAACAAAGTCTCATATTAGACTATAAAATAAATAAAGGAGAATACATGGAAAAACAAGTATTGCCACTAAGAGCGTGGTTGGCATGGAAAAAGATTAGTCATAAAGAATTGGCTGAGATTGTTGACGTAGCCCCAAGAACAGTCTCTAAATGGGCGACAGATGGGTTTATTCCACTACCAAAGCACCAACGCAGAATTGCAGAAGCTCTAGGAGTTGAACTAGAGCAGATTGATTTTAAAAATTAGAAAGAGGACTAAATTATGGCAAAGAAAACAAATGAACCGTTTGATCCAAACTCATGGCTGAATCAAGCACCTGTAACCAAAGAGGAAAGAAAAAAGAAGCGTAGAGCTGAACGTGAAGAAAAAAAGGCTCAGAAAAATAAAAAAGCTAATATCCCTACAAAGAAGGTTAATGATAAACCAAATAAGCATAACAACAAATCTAGCGTAAAATATGGTATCTTTGTAAGTGCTTGTGTTGTAGCAATGGCAAGCGCAGGAGCATGGGCTTTTGTTTCTCACAATAAGAACACTCAATATAATGCTGACTTAGTAGCAACAGCACAAGCAGAAGTGCAAAAAGCGACAGAGGAAGCAAAAAAAGAGGAAGAAAAGAAATATACCCTGACACAAGAGGACTATGACAACAACGTTAAAGTGATGGTTAAAGGAATTAAAACTTTAACTAAAAAAGACAACGGAGATATTAGTGGCTATTTCATTTCTAACGGAAAATACTATAATGTTGTTACTTATGACCGTGAGACAGGGCAAATCTATGTTTTAGAGACAGATGATAAGCCAAAGGACAAAAATATTAAAGACGGTAAGCCTTTAGTTCTTGGGAAAGAGTGGGTAAATACACTCATTGTCCGACTAGAGGCAGAATCAGGTAATTAGAGAAAGGAGAAATTATGATTGAGTATTTTAAAAATCTCTCTAATCGTGCTAAGATTATCTGGTCTATTTCAGTTGTTGGGGTTTTTGCTATTGGGGTAGCAACCTTCTTATGGTTATCTCATAGACAAGATACAGGAACTAATTTTGAATTAAAAGAAAGTTCAGGAGTGGTTACTACTACTGAGCCTTCAACTACTGAAAGTTCAGAGAAGCCTGCTTCTTACTACAACGATACTCACGCTAGAGCAGTTGAGAAGCTAGAAAACCCTACAAAAGAAATCACAGAAGCACAAAAAGAATTAGTGAAGTCAGGAATTTTAAAAGCGATTGATGGCTTGAAGAAATATCCTGAAAATGTAGGTAGTGTTCAAGGTGGATATAGTCCTACTACAAATGATATGGTACAAGTCATGCACCAAGCTCTAAATGCAGGGTATGAAGTCAAGATTGACAGCCTTACAGCTACAAAAAGTAACCATGACAATATCTATCAGTTTGCTGTAGATATGGTAAGAAGTAGTGACAATACTACTGTTACAGTTGCAGGAAACTATAGTGAGGAACTAGGTCAAGTTCAATTCTCAATCCTAGTAGGGAATATCCAAATCCAACACTAATTTTAAGTATGTAATTGCTTATGAAGTTATGCTACAACACAAAATATAACTTAGAGGTAATTTAATTTAATGACAAAGAAAGATAAGAAAATCTCCTATCATCACAAAAAGAAAGTCAAGTCTAGGTTTAAGACTAAATCTGCATTGGTTTTGACTTTGTTTTTAGCAAACGTAGTTTATACGTCAGGGTCAATACCTGTCATTAGTGATGGCATTGTCGCCTATGCTGATGTTTACTACTCTTATTCTCCTGATGATGATTGTGGAGTGGTAGGAGATAAGCGAGCCAATCATGGTTCAGGAGATAAAAAGGACAGCTCTAACTCTAATAGTGTTTCGTCAAGCTCACTAGAAGATACAGTTTGGACGAAAAAAGGAACGAAGGCTTATCAAAACGCCCTAGAAACTATTGAGTTTTGGAAAGAGCAAGGACTTTCAGGGGTTGATATTGCAGGTATCATAGGTAATATCGGTGGTGCTGAAAATACAACCTTCACTCTTGATCTTGCTGAATATAGTGGTGGTGGGGGTGGTGGACTTTACCAATTTACCCCTTCAAGCAAATACACTAGTTGGAGTGGGTTTGATGGTAAATGGTCTGCACGAAATCAGGGAGAGTTCGTTCTTCACTCAGAACCTCAATCTGTACTAGCCTATATCAACAAAAAGAATACTAGTCCGTCTCAATCTGCCGAAGATTGGGCGAACCTATACGAACGACCAGACGCAGGGGCGTTAGCAAGTAGCTTACAAGCTAGGAAAGACGCTTCTGAAAAAGCCTATAAAGTCTTTGGACTAGATAAAATCGAAGGCGATTCTAAGAAGGTAGCTTCTTGGGGTGGCTCAAACGTAAGCTCAGATAAAAAAGTCAAAATCTCGGCAGAAGATGGTAATAAAAAGGGAACGAAGATTGACCTTAAAGTTGCTATCAAGTGGTTTGAGGAGCGAGAAGGTAAAACAACCTATAGTCAAGACGTAGCAAATCGAAAAGGGCCTCTACAATATGACTGTTCTTCTGCTATTTACATGGCTCTAGTTGAGGCAGGAGCAGGAAAAACAGCAGGCGATTATCCAGTATCAACCGAAACAGAACATGAGTGGCTTCTACAAAATGGCTTTACTAAAGTCTATGAAGGCAAGTGGTCTGATAAAGGAGACGTTAAAGAGGTCAAAAAAGGTGATATTATTATTTGGGGAACTAAAGGACAATCGGCAGGCGATCTAGGGCATACAATGATTATGCTAGACAACGAAACGATTATCCATAGTTCGGCAGGGCATAACGGTATTGCAAGAGATAATTATGCTCAATACCGTGATGGAGCAACAGACCATCAGACAGTATATGTATATCGTTACTCAGGCTCAACAAACTTTAATGATGATGATATTGAAAAAGTAGAGACTAAATGTAAACCTAAATGTGCTTATAATGACCGTTCAGAACGAGTAAAAGGTACAAACAGCTCAACAGATAGTAGCACTTCAACGTCTGGTATCAAAGATACAGCAACCATGTTGAATGAGTTTGCCAAAAAACATGAGCAAGCCTATATTGAAAGTTGGCGTGTAGGTGGCTTCTTGCCTTCTGCTTCAATCATTCAAACCATGATTGAGACTAGCTTCAACGAGAGCGTACCTTCATTCGGTCAGGCTCATAATATGGGTGGGGTTAAGACCTCTAAATTAGAGGACTTTGCAGAAACTATGAAACTCTACGGTAAGGACGCAGTTGCCTTCTCAGGTGCAGGAACTACCGTTGGAGATAATACAGGTGGAACTTATACCTACTTCAAGAGTTTTGACGCAGGTATTGTAGGTAAAGCTGAGTTCATGGCACGTCAGACACTTTATGACGGAGCAATCAACAACACGGACGCAAAAGCAGTATTTAAGGCTATTGCAGAAGGTGGTTGGGCGACAGATTCAAGTTATCAAGTCTCACTAAATAAAAAGTACGACCAATACGGAGAACAGCTCAAATGGTTGGACGAAAAAGCTATTGCTAAATACGGTAAGACACCATTCAAGAAAGGCTCTATTGCCGACAGTAAAGATAAGGCAGTCGGAGCTAAGATGGGCGCTCATAGAGGTACAGCAGTTTGCGACACTCACAGCAGTTCTGGTGGAGATGGTTGGCAAAAAGCAGGTGGTTCAACAAGCTACACCTCTAATATGTGGTGGAAAAAAGACGACCTTCCAGATGAACTGAAAAAGTATGCCCTTGATCCAACAAGTGTTGGTTTGAAATGGCACTCCAAAGAAGGTTGGGAAGGAGCTTCTGCTTATATTGGAAGTGGAATCATAGACCAATGTACTACTCTAGCAAGTGCTTTGTTTGGAGCATTGTGGGAAAAAGACGGTCAGCCTTTAGGTTCTGCTCATGGTATGACTGGTAACGGAGTTGATATGGCGAAGCAAGGTGCTTCTAAATTCGGTCAGAGTACAACTAAGACACCTACGAGTGGAGATATTGTTTCTATGACACCAAACCATGTTGCTATCGTCAGTCACGTTTTTGATAACGGAGATATTTTGATGGTAGAGCAGAACGTAACAGGTTATTCAGGACAAGGCAATGGAGAAAGTTTCTCATGGGACTACTCATACATTACAAAAGATAACCAAAAAGCCAATAACTATGAATTTTGGAATCCATCATCACTAGGGTACAAAGTTACAAGTAAGGCTAAATCAGTAGGTTAAAAGAGAGGGGTTCTCCCCCTCTTTTTTTGTGGTCGTATCAAAAAAATAATACCAAAACATAAAAAAATATAAAAAAAACATAAAAAAATA